TGGCACCTACCTCAGAGGAAGGGACCATGTATGGGACTGTCTTGGGGGCTTTCGGTGAGGCATGCCGAATAGGGCTTTCGGCCACCCCTTACCGGCTCGACTCGGGGCTGATATACGGGGGAGAGGGGGCCTGGTTCAGGCTGTTGGCATACCATATGAAGGTAAAGGAGTTAGTAGGCCGAGGCATGCTGACGAGGCTTGTAGGGGCGCGTGGGGCGCACGAAGTCTCCATCGAAGGGGTACGTACCAGGATGGGGGAATTCGTGTCTTCTGACCTGTCTCAGGCCGCCACAGACGAGGCGCTGGTGAAGGGGGCGTGCCGTGAGGCAATTCAGGAGTGCCGTGGGCGCAAGCATATCCTGGCGTTTGCCTGTGGGATTAGCCACGGCGAGATGATTGCCGAAACACTGAGTGCCTCGGGCGAGAAGGCGATGATGGTCGCGGGAGATGACCCCGATAGGGATGAGCGCATTCGTGCCTTCGAGGGCGGGAAAGTCAGATGGCTCATCAACTGCCAGGTGCTGACCACGGGCTACGACTTCCCGGCCATCGACGCTATCGTCATGATGCGCCCGACGCAGTCGAAAGGGCTCTACGAGCAGATGGTAGGCCGTGGGATGCGGCTGTTCGAAGGGAAGGAGGATTGCCTTATCGTGGATTTCGCGGGCAACATCCTTCGCCATGGCGCGATAGGCGAGCTTTATGAGCGCGTAGAGCCCACGGCTCAGAAAGCCCGCGAGGAACGCGAAGAACGCGAAGAGCGTGAGAAGGAGGATTCCAGGAGAAAGCGGATAGCCCGTCATGGGATGTTCAGCGTGGGCGGAGACCCGATGGAGGGGCTGCCCGAGGGTTGCTGGTTGGAGCCTGTGATAGACATGGACGTAAGAGTTGTTAAATCGAATAAGTTCACAGAGCTAAAAAACGTGATGGTGAGCTATCGCGTCCCGTCCGGCTACGTCTATCGTAGGTGGCTGTGTCCTGAGTATGACACAGGGGCGCGCTGGTACGCCAAACAGTGGGCTAGAGACCACGGGTTCTGGTTCGTCGCTAACGCCGTGACATTTGCGCAACGCGCCAGGGATTCGCGCATGCCAGTGGCCATCCTGCTACAACAGCCGAAGGATAGCCCATACGCATCGATCATGCGAGAATACGCGGAGTATGAGGAGACTGTAGAGTTCCGCGAAGACGCGGCTTAAAATAAAAGCCCCGTGGTGGGGAGAGCCACGGGGCAAGATGAACACAACTGAGGGAATGCATCAAGCACGGTCTGTAGGAGAAAGCACGTGCGCATACATTATATGCATATACCGTGCTTTCTGTCTACTTATCTGCCTTATCCACAGGAGAAAGCACAGATGAACACTGATTTTGAATCAGTTATCCCGAAAGAGATCATCACCATCAATCGCTGGGGGCTCTGGAAGTCTATCCCTAGAAACGACGGTGACAAACCCACAAAGGTTCCCTTCCAGCCCAACGGCGAACCCGCTAAGACCAACAGAGCTGATACCTGGACAGACTTTCACTCCTGTCTTGCCGCATACCGTGCGGGTGGATTCTCAGGACTTGCCTTCGCGTTCTTCCAAGAAGATGGACTTGTAGGCATCGACCTGGACAAATGCCTTGTAGCTCCAGGAGATGACGGTGAAGGCGATGTACTCACCCCTTATGCATCCACGGTGCTAGAGGCTATCCAGTCTTACACCGAGGTCTCGCCCAGCGGGACCGGGCTTCACATCCTATGTCGTGGGAGCATCCCACGGCCTATCAAAAAGGCCCATATCGAAGTGTATTCACATGGGCGCTATTTCACAGTAACAGGCGACCCGTGGCCAGGGACGGAACCGAATATCACAGAGATGTCGAGCCAGTTACATCGACTCTGTCTCTCAGAGACAGGAACACCCCAGGAGCGGGCTCCAAAGCAGGTATCCGAACCCACCGATATCATCCCAATAGGGGCTCGCAGCAATGAGCTCATTCGGTTTGCTGGCGAGCTACGCGCCAAGGGGTACGGGGTTCCGCTCATTCGGGAATGTGTCCTGCTCCGGAATCGGCTGTCCTGCCAGATCCCTCTTCAAGAGGAAGAGATAGAGGCATCCATTATGAAGTCGGTAAAAAACTGGACGCCCAAGATCATCTCATCGCGCGATCCAAAAGAGGAATCCTTTGCTAAATCCAAAATGGAAGGCCTTGAGGCACAAGGCTTTCACGTCGATCAACATGGTAGAATCAAAAGCGATTGGTGGAATCTGCTGTCTCTTCTCAAGGCTACACCCAAAAGATGGGACCTCAAGCGCGACCTGTTCACGGGGGCAGATGAATCCAACGGGAGTCCCCTTTCGGATGACGACTATCTGAAGGTGGCAGAGTGGGGCAGCCAGTTTCATCTCCAGCATGGGACCTGCTACACCAGGCAGATGGCTAGGGACGCAACACAGACCCTATGCGCCTGCCCATCGAATCAATACGACTCGCTTGTCCAATGGTATGAATCCCTGCCCACGTGGGACGGTGTACAACGGGTGGACTCCCTTCTGATTGACGGGTTTGGGTGTCCCGAGGATGATTACCACAGAACCATCATGCGCCTCACCCTGATGGCCGGGTGCGCCTATGTCACCCATCCTGGAATGAAGTTCGATGCCATCCTGGTTCTCGTCGGACCAACGGGCTATGGAAAGTCCATGTTCTTCAGGACGCTCTGCCCACGGGATGCCTGGTTTTGTGACGACGTCGCCTCCATCGACCATCCCGACTTTGTGCGAAAGGCACGAGGGACGTTTATCTTCGAGCTCGCCGAGTTCTGTGCCATCCGGTCGTCTGACTACGAACGCACGAAACAGGCCCTCTCTCGCCAGGTGTTCACACACGTGGCGAAGTACCAGGAACGTGCCATCGCTATCCCACGTCGATTCCTGTATACCGCAAGCACGAACGAGTCACACCCGCTCACAGACCCGACGGGCAACCGAAGGTTTTGGATGGCGACCGTCCACCATGAGAACACGCTGATTTCCACCCTGGATATCCCACAGATCTGGGCAGAGGCTAAACATCTGTGGGAGTCCAGCCCAAAAACCTCAGGGTGCCTTGCGCTTCCAAGAGAGCTATGGCATCATCAACAACGTCTCAATGAAACCGCATATCTGCAGGTGGACGCTTGGGAAGGCATTATCCAAGACTACCTGTGCCATCGAGCTAACCCCAATGCCGATTTCACCATGAAAGACCTACTTTCAGAAGACTGCCTAGATAAATCAGCCGGAAATCTCACCAAGAGCGACCAAACTCGTATTGGGAACAGTTTAACTCGTCTCGGTTGGGTGAAGGTCCGCGTGAGAGTAGAAGGAAATCTAGTGTACGTCTACCGGCGAAAATAAGTTTTCCCTCCCAAAAGAGCCAGTCTTTCAAGCTCAGGCTGGCTCTTTTGAGGTAGACAGGAGGTGTTCCTACCTGTTCCTACCTTGTTCCTACCTTGTTCCTACCTTCCCACGTCGGTTTTCCATTTTAAATCAACGATGTTCCTGCCTGATCCTACCTTAGGGGGGGGGTCAACCTTTTATACACGATCACCCTATTTACATACATACATGTATGTATGTAAATATATGCCTCCTCATGTATATAGTTATCTAAAAAGGTAGGAACAGGTAGGAACAGTAGGAACAACCCTAGTGCCACTAAGTTCCTACTGGGCTATTTTAGCCCACTGAGGTAGGAACAGGTAGGAACAGGACATCGCTAGGATTAAGCCCCCCATGGCCGTTCACCACCCCCACCCCCCCCATAGCTGCCCTCGCGTCCGCTTGGCCGCCCGTGGATAGTGCAGGGGTGTTGCATGACGCACCAGCATGGCGTATAGTGTCTCTGTGGCGTGTGCCACTTGCATGTTTAGAAGGATGCAGGTCATGAGTGACAAAGGCAAGAAAATGGATAAAGGTAAGAAAAGGGATAAAGGCAAGGCAGGTAAAGGCAAGAAAATGGATAGGCGCACCGATGTGCATGTGATTATCATCGGTCCGGCAGGAGGGGGCGGAGGAAGGGATGACGGGGGAACCACAGATGGAAAGTGAAACCAAGCGATGCAAGAACAAGCGCGTGATGCTCTACATGCCAGAGGGAATGGCGCATGACGCCAAGGTCCTGGCGGCCGAGCTGGGCGTTACGCTAAGCCAGTTGGTTCGGGTGATGCTGGAGAACAGCATCAAGGACCACAAGGCGTGGGAGAACACTCCTGTCGATGTGTACAGGCAGGAGGAGAAGCAAGAGTTGGAGGAGGCTAGACGCAGATGGGCTGATGAATACCACAGAGGTGCTGATGCTGGACGCAGGTGGGCTAAAAAAGGAGCGAACGGTTATCAGTTGGAAAGGGCTAGTATGATGTCGAAAGATGGATATCCTTGGTCGCCTTCGAATACCGTTCCTCATCTAGCGGTTTACTGTAGCCTTATTGAAGGCGCATTGTGCGACGCGGAGATGAGTTCAGATGCAGGGGAATTTTGGATGCACTGGATGGGCATCCATATTCCAGAGGTTAGCCATCTGCATGGGTTCGTGGATGGCGCGGCTTCGGTGTATGCCGAGGTCGCGGACGAACTAACCTAATCCTATACATATGGAGTAATGCTATGAGTACGTTATTCTTTTTCGTGGATGACCCAGCGGTTGGTCAGTGGGCCGAGCCCGATGACTTTGATGCAGAAACAGAGAGTGCCTGTCACGGCCCGGAGTGTTTCACAGCCAGGGCGTGGGATGAGCTTCGAAGCGAGGGTGAGGCCGACTGCACATGGACAGGCCACGTGTGGGACCTCGTGTTGGGCCTCGGTGAATAGTAGGAGGACATATGAGCATGTTAGACATGATGAAGCGGATGAAGGCTGCGGGAGTCATTTCTTCGGTGAAAGCAACCGATTGGAATGACACTGAGGGATGGGTGCGGGTAGAGGTAGCGTTCGCGGGCTACGGGGATGACGGGAATCACCCGGAGGATTGGGCCCAACCCAACAGCTACGGGGTGGGTGCCACCGTTGAAGAGGCGCTGCGTGATGCTTGGGAGCACGGGGGTAGGCTGGGAGCTAGGGTAACCGCGAAGCATGTTGGTGTCAGCTTGGAGAACTAATATGTTAGAAGCCATACCATTTGTAGTCTTAGCCACAATCATTGTCCTTATTAGGCCTACCCTACTTGAAGCCCTGTTAGGGATTATCTTAGGCGTCTTTGTGGCTCTAATATTGGGATGGTTATGATATTCCCACGAAGGAATGGGTGTGGTATACTTTGAACTCCTTTATAGGATTGACATGGAGCCTTGAATGAATAGTGTAAAAGCAGGATTAGTCGGGTTGGTTTGGTCTGTTTTGTCTGTGGGTAGTGTTGATGCTACTGAGTATTCTGGTAATGTGGACGCGGTTCGTTATGACACGTTGACCGGCGAACCTAGACTGAGTATGAGTATCTCGAATTCCGATAACGTCTGTGGTAACTCTTGGTTCGCTATACAAGGGGTCGATGAGACACAGTTATCGATGGTCAGAAGCGCCCAGTACGAGGGTCAGGAGTTGCATGTTGTGGGAGATGGCGCTTGCGACAGCTTCGGTGTCGAGACAGCGCTAGTGCTGACCGTGACTAACCAGTAGAACAAATCAGCTCCCTGCCTCAACCCACGAGGCAGGGAGAGGTGTAGTTCCCACGAAGGAATGGATATGGTATACTCATGGAATGGATATATCAGACCTTATACCAACTAAGGAGGCCGCTGCCATCCTGGGTGTGACGCCCAGGATGGTGCGGTACTACATTTCAACCGGGAATCTCTCTGCTCATTACAGCGCTGAGAGGTACATCATGCTGAGCCGTGAGCAGGTTGTTAGTTTTAGCAAGAGAAGAGGAACAAGATGGCCAGGAAATACTGGACGAGTGAGGAAGTGAATCAGTTGCGGGAACTCTATCCGAGTATGCCCGCTAAACGGGTTGCTATTCAGATGAATAGGAGCTTCGGGTCAGTGGAGCATAAAGCGAACAAAGAATGCATCTACCGAAGCGGCTACTACTTCAGTGATGAAGAGTGCGCCTTAATCCGCAAGCTATACCCGGAGGGAGGGATTGCTGCCGTGATGAAGGCCATCGGGCGTAGAAGGTCGAAGCAGTCGATTGTAACCAAGGCAATGCGTCTTGGGGTGAGTAGGAGACTGGAGTCATGATGACCTATCTCATTACGGGCGGAACGGGCTCTTATGGGAAGGCGTTTGCCAGGTACATCCTGGAAAAGGATCCTGGATGTGTAGTTAGGGTCCTATCCCGTGACGAACTAAAGCAAGCAGAGATGGCGTGCGAGTTCGGACATTCGAAGCAGATGCGGCTCCTGCTGGGGGATGTGCGGGACGCAGAGCGCATGATGGCTGCCTGTGAGGGTGTGGATGTGGTTATCCATGCCGCCGCTCTGAAGCGTGTGGACGCCATCGAATACAATCCAGAGGAGGCTGTGAAAACGAACGTGCTGGGCACGCTGAACGTTCTGAAGGCAGCCATCAAGATGCAAGCCTCGAAGTGTATCGTCCTAAGCTCCGATAAGGCATGCGGGCCGCTGAACACCTATGGGGCATCCAAGATGATGGCCGAGCGGTTGGCGGTCGCCCTGGCGAATCAGGGAAGCCATGGCACGCACATCGGCGTCACGCGGTGGGGCAACGTCATCGACTCGCGGGGATCCGTGCTCAGCCTGTTCAGAAAACAGGCCCAGGACGGTGAACCACTGACGATCACCGACCGCAGGATGACGCGGTTCTGGATGACGCTCATGGACGCAGTGAGATTCACTGATTACGTTCTTGGCAGGCTTCACACCGAAAGCGGCATGGTCTACATCCCACCGCTATCCGCCTTCAGAGTGGAAGACCTAGCGGAGGTGATATCTGGAGAGAGGGAGACTCGAATCATCGGTCTCAGGCCTGGCGAGAAACTGGATGAAGAGCTGGTATCGGAGGATGAGACACCCTGGGCGGTGAAGAGCGGGCGTGCAATCGTACTCTGTCCCATCACTACCTTTCGGGACGCGGTTCAGGTCAGGGGTGAGCCGCTGTCGAGCGCAGTGTCTTCGTCCAGCGCAGTGATGGGGCTAGAGGCCCTTCGCCTACGCGTTGCTGAGGTATCGCCATGATACATCTATGTGAGCACGATATCAGCCTGGGAGACGTGAATGCCGTCGCAAACGCCATGAGCGGTAGGCTATCCCATGGGGAGCATGTTAAGGAATTCGAAGCAGCGGTGTGTGAGCGCGTAGGAGCCTCCCACGCGGTGGCGGTCAGCAGCGGCACCGCGGCGCTGTTCCTGTCCCTACAAGTGCTACAACCCTCCCTCATAGGAATCCCCAGGGTGACCTTCCCATCCATCCTGCATGCGTCGTATGTCCTAAAGATTCCGCATGTCATTCTCAACGTGAATCAGAACGGTGTGTGCGAGGGAAGGACAGGACGGAACATTACCTACATCCCAACCCACATAGGAGGGGCTCTGGCGGCCCTGGAGTGGGGTATGGACACGATAGAGGATGCTTGCCATGCCTTCGGCGCAACGCACCCTGACGGGCTTCCTGTGGGCTCTGATGCCACAAAGAAGATGGTGACGTGTTTCTCGTTCCATCCTTCGAAAAGCATTACGACAGGAGAAGGCGGGATGATATGCACACGGGATGAGGAGGTGGCACGCGAGCTGCGTCTCTACCGGGACATCGGCAGGGACTATGCCTCTGACAACCCATACACGTTCGTTCGCAGCCTAGCCCTAAACTTCAGAATGCCAGAGCTGTCTGCGGCCCTTGGGCTGTCGCAGTTGAAGCGCCTGGATGAGTTCCTAGAAAAGCGGAGGGAACTCGTGCGCGTCTACCGAGAGCAGCTAAAAGCCATTGGGGTTCAGTATCAGGAGTTCGACCTCGAGGCCTCTTCCTGCCATCTCATGGTGGTCTTCGTGGATGGACGGGATGCCGTTAGAAAGGCATTGGAGGCGCAGGGCATAGAGACTGCGATCCACTACCCGCCGCTGATTCCCGTCGTAGGAATGCTGGCGCTCAATCCGTACTGGGACAGGTGTGTGTCTCTCCCGCTGCACGTTCACATGACGAAGATGGACGTGAAGACAGTTGTATCGGCCCTGGAGCGTGCTCTATGCGCATAGCCTTTAGGATATCAAACAGCGGCCTCGGGCACCGCAGGCGATGCATGGCAGTGAAAGCCCGGGCTTTGGAGCGTGGGCATAGCATCGTTCGCGGCCCCTGGGACGTCTTAGTAGTGGATGTTCCGATGAGTGAAATAGTTCACACAGACATGGATCCGGATGTGCTTATCCTGTCGGATGTGGTTGGGTTAGGGCTGTGCCTTCCGCTGAACCCTGAAATCTATCCTCTGAATCGGGACGTCTTAATCCTCCCAAAGTGTTGCGAGTCGGCCAAGAGGGAACTCTACATCGACCGTGGAATCGCGTTCGGGGTTGATCTCCTAGGATGGGAGGTGCAGAGACTAGCGTCCTGCCCTGCCAATTACCCGCTGATGCTAGAGCACGGTGGAGTCGTCCTAGGAGACGGAGGAGTGGCTGCGTGGGAGCGAGCCTCACTGGGCATCCAACAGGTTATCTTGCCGTCAGGCCCAACCCAGTGGTTAGTGGGCAAGGTGCTGAAAACCCATGCAGGTGTAGCGGTCATCCCTGACATCCAGGGGCTGCAGGCGGCGCTGGAGACTACGTGGGAGCAGCGTGCCTGGATACGTGATGCCTGCCTGGAGATGGGAATAGGAAGTGATGAGGATGGGATCATCAACATACTGGAGAGTATGAATGTACACAATAGCAGAGCTTGCTGACAATCATGCGGATAATGAAAGCGTGGTCGAAAGGACGATTGCGTTCGTCAAGCATGTGGGATTCAGCGCGATCAAGTTTCAGGCCTATGAGATGGATGACTTTATCCAGAACCGAACACCCACGACGTTCGGAATCGACTCCAGAGACTACTTCGAAAGGTACCGCATGAAACCGGCACTACTGAAGAAGGCGGTGGACGTCTGCCAGGCAGAAAAGGTTCCATGGGGCGTGTCGCCGACCCTATCTAGGCTGCAAGAGTGTATGGCGCTGGGGCCAAACTTCATCAAAGTAGGTTCAGACATGATGCTGGACGAACCTTTCCTGCAGGCGCTTTCAAGATGTCCGGTCGATGTAGTCGCATCCACCGGGATGCTGTTGGAAGACGAGCTTAGGCGAGCTATGGACATCCTGATGGATGGGCAATGCCGGGTCAGGGCGATACTGCACTGCACGAGCCAGTATCCGACCCTGCCAGCCCATGCGCACCTGGGACGAATCCACGCCATGAGGAGAGCCTACCCAGCCATACCCATCGGATATAGCCATCATGGAGCGTGGGAGGATACGACCTTTTCCATGGTGAGGCTTGCCATCGCGGCTGGTGCTGTAGTCATCGAGCAGCATGTCGCGCTAAGCCGGGAGTTCGCCGCGATAGGTGATCGGGTTGCCATCGATAGGTATGGGATGGTGAAGTTCGCCGCGGCAGTCCATGAGACGATGAATAGGATGGGCGAAGAGACTCTGGGCCATTCCAGTGAAGAGATGAGGTCGAGACAGAAATGGTTGGCGTAGAAATGGTTGGCGTAGAGTGGTTGGATAGCAGTGCGTTCAGCGCTGAGGACATCGCGTGGATAGGCGATGTTCGCAATGATCCGAGCGTAGTATGGAATTCCCTGAATCGCTCGACGGTCAGCGATGAGCACAATGCATTCTTTTGGAAGCACGCAGGGCAGAGAGAAAGCTTCTATGGGTTTCTGGTGCGCGTCGAGGGTGAGCGTGCAGGTGTTTTGTGCTTCGATGCCATCACGTGTGAAGTATCGATATTCCTTCATCGGATGTTCAGGGGGCGCGGAGTGGGATGTTGGTGTGTCGATAGGCTATGCCGTGAGGTCTTCTCTCAGGGAATAGATAGGGTAGAGGCCGTGGTCCGTCCAGAGAACAGCGCGGCGATTTGCATGTTCCAGGCGGCAGGATTCCAGATAGTGAGTCGAACAGACTTCGTGAGGATGCGGCGCGTAGCGCCTAGGAGATGGAAATGGCTGTCCAAGTTCTGGTGATAACTGCGCATATGGATGACGAGGCGCTGGGATGCGGAGGATATATCCATTCTAGGAGGGAGTCTGGAGTCGTCGTCTGTCCGATGGTGGTGACGTCTACTCCTGTAAGACTGTTCGAGCAGGCATGCGAAGCGCTGGGGTGTGAATGGGATGTGAGTGCGATGGTGTGGCCTGATCAGGCATGCTGTGAGTCGCATATCGCCCATATGGCAGACGCGATAGCTGAGCTGTTAGCTGTGAATCGTCCAGAAACTGTCTTGACTCATGATGATAGCGATATCAACGCAGATCATCGGATGGTCTTCCACGCGACTCGCATCGCCTGCCGGGCCTGGAAGAACACGGGAGTGTCGCGTCTCCTGACATTCTCCATCCCAGGCAATGGCTGGGCAGGGCGCACCTATACTCCGAACGTCTATGCGAACCTGTCCATCGATGACGTACGGGCCAAGGCAAAAGCCGTGGATTGCTATTCATCCCTGTTTGGGCCTAGGGCTGCGACCGTCGTTTACAAGCAGGCCGAGGTGGACGGTGCTGAAATCGCCGCGCCCTTCGCGGAAAAGTTTCGTTTGGAGCTGGAAATCCTATGAGGACCGTCTCCATCCACCAGCCTGGGTATCTCCCCTCACCCATCGTCCTGCAGCGCATCCTGCGGTCCGACATCCACGTCATCCTGAACCATGTCCAGTTTGAGAAGGGGAGCTACATCAACCGAAACAAGATATGGATGAACGGAGGCCCTAAGTGGATGACTATCCCGGTGAACGTCCATCTTGGAGACTCTATACATGATGTCAAGGTGAATGGAAATGACTGGATAGATAGTCATAAGTCAATGCTAAGGAGTTCATATCTTGACAAAGATAGGATAAAATATGCATGTCGCTTCCTAGACATGATGCGTGAGCATGAGTATGTGTCAGACATTGCCAGGCTGTCCATGGAGTTTCTAGCGGGTCGATGTCTCCCGATGATAGTCGAGTCCATCGACATGCCGGAAGCGCATGGCTACCGCAAGAGTGAGCTTGTCCTTAAGATTTGCCAGGAGGTGGAAGCGACGACCTATATCGCGGGCCCGATGTCGAGCCACTATCTCGATATGGGACTATTCAGAGACGCTGGAATCGATGTTCAGATAGAACGTCCGGTGGATGGGCTGCAACTGTCCGCGATTCATCATTTCTTGACAGGAGAAGACATTTGTGAAGATTATTTTTGAAGCAGGCGCTAATCATACAGGGTTAGAGTCGGCGAAAGCTTTGGTTCGTGAGTCTGTGGCGGCAGGCGCTGACATTGTGAAGTTTCAGACGTTCGACCTGGATCAACTGATTGCTACTTCACACCGGGATGAAGTGTTCGAGTGGACATCCGCGTGCGGGATGCCTAGAAGTGAGCCCATTTACCATCTGCTGAAGCGCAGATGCATGAGCGAGGAGGAGTGGATAGAGCTGTTTCAGTTTGCTAGTAAACTTGGGATAGAGCGCATGACCACGGTAGCGGACGACTTCGGGCTTGGAATCGCGAAGCGGTGCGCGCTGGAGCACATCAAGATATCCTCCTCAGACATTGACTACACACCTCTCATCATCCGCGCGCTGCAAAGCGTTGTTCAAGATGAGGTGGGGGTTCTCCATGTGGATACGGGAAATGCGGATAAGGAGGATATCGAGCGAGTGGTAAATCTGGTAAAGAGACGGTGTATTCCACGTAACAGGTTCGTACTCCATCACTGCCCGAAGGGGTATGATATCTCGACGGTGCGAGCCCGCCTAGACCGAATCGGTGAGCTTCGGTCCGTGTGTGGCACCGTGGCATTCTCTGACCACTGTGAGAGCTGGGCCGCCAGTCTTGCCGCGGCTCCCGTTGTGGATTACCTGGAAAAGACTATCACACTGGACAAGTGGGATGACGGTCCAGAGCACGCCATGTCACTGCCGCCATCGGAAATGAAGAAGTATGTGCAGGCGGTGAGAGCACAGGAACAGAGGGAAACGTCTTCTATTACTGTGAACCCGACAAAGTGGAGGCGTGGAGGGTATGCTGCTGTGGATATCTTGAAGGGAGAGCCTATTCGTCCAGAACAGGTCTTGTGGAAGCGCCCCCGTATGGGGCCTGACCACCTGACCCCGAACTCACGGCTACCCGTGGCGGGACGCGTTATACGGGAGGGTGAACCTATCGGGGTATATGGATTATGAAAGCGATGATTCCATGCCGTCTCTTCAGTCGGCGTCTTCCCTTCAAGAACATCCTACCCATCGGTGGGCGGCCACTGTTTGTACGGGTGGTGGATGCTGCAGTTGAGTCGGGTATTTTCACCCAGGTGATAGTGTCCACTGACGAGGGATATACCTCCATGCTCGCCGATGCCTATCGGCGATATTCCATCCATCCATCCGACATAGCAGAGTTCGTGAGGCCATCCGATGGGAGCGGAAACGCGACGACCGCTGAGATGGCGATAGAGGTCGGGGCTGACTGCTGCATCTACCCGGCTGCCGGGCAACATGATTCACTGAAACACATCCTTCAGACGTCCTATAGAGTCTTCTGCACACAGGGCATGCCTTCCCTTTGGATTAGTGAAGGCTGCGTATACTGGGCTGATCGCGACCTGTTACGCGCTCGCGGTGACTGGGACATTCCAGGGATGATAGTTCTCCAGCAGGTGGATCATGTGGACATCAATGATGAAGTGGATTATCAGAAGGTGCTTTGCAATGCTAAGAAAAGCGCATTCTAGGGAGAAGGGCAGGCGAGGAGAGCATGAGTTCGAGATGCTAGCCCAGGCGCGCCTAGGAGACGCCGCGGTCTTCCGAAACTTCGATCAGGCGCGGGCCGGAGGGACGGATGTCATTTTAGCGGGCCGAATCTATGTTCAGGTGAAGCGGGGAGAGAAGCCTAAGATTGGCACATGGTGGAAGCAGGCGTGCGAAGAGGCTGGAGAACAACACATTCCAGCCCTCGCATGGAGGAAGAACTTCTCCCCATGGAGGTTCTTCATCCGGATAGGTGAGCTGGACTCGACAATCATCTGCGATCAGGGCGATAAGTGGCTTGTCCAGATGGGCGAGGAGGCGTTCTTCCACTGGGTATTGGGCATTGCAAAGACCGGAAAGGAGAGTCAATGTGGTGGCTCGGAATGCTAGTGACTACGATTTGGGTGCTATCCCTCATCGTCATGATACTGTCGTACATAGGCATCAGGCTGACGCAGTCTAATGAGCAGTAGCCTCAAGAACCGCATCAGGGCCTTGGAGGAGCAGGTGGCTCCTCCAAGTCTCACTGCAATGGGCGAGTGGGAGCTAATCTGCTTTATGGCAGACCAGATACAGGCCGGTGTGAAGGGCATCGAATCGGCTATCAAAGAGTGCTATCCTGAGCTATTGGAAAGAGTTCTAGAAAGATGTCTTTTGTAAAGAACCTAATGTCATCAGACGCCAAGCTATGCAGAATGTGTGGAGAGCCCCTAGACTCTCCCGCCTCTTTTGGTATAGGTTTGCACGTGATGTGTATGCAACCCAAGCAATCGAAACAAATCAAGACTCCGGGCTATGGAAGAAAGCGAAATCATTCAACAGGTTATCGGATTCCGACAAGAGGCTGAACGCGCGCGTAGGCATCGCATTCTAATGAATGCAGAGAACCGCGCTGTCTACCACGGGCAGCAGGATTGGAGTGACAAGATAGAGGGTCAGTCCACCGAGTTCCTGCCTAAAACTACAACCGCGGTCGAAACGTTTGCCGCGTTCATTCGTCGAGCCATCAGCCAGTACGGCGATTGGTTTACGGTGGAGTTGCCCGAATCGTCCCCAATCTCTCCTCACAGCGTTAGGAAGCTGATGCTGTGTTTTCTGGAAAATATCCCCTACAGGACGGAAACCCGAGACTTCGGGAGCGTGATCGCGGAGGCCATCAAGATAGCCCTGCTGGAATCCATCGCGATTTTCAAAGTGTACGGGCGGGAGGAGGAGGATGAATTCCGCCTCTATATTGATCTCGTCCGTCCCGAGGACTACTACCCTGACGCGTCCGGCCAATCGCTCTACGAGATCCACGAGATCGAGATGGACTACCATCAGGCCGTGGAGCTGGCAGAGAAGGGCGTCTACCAGATGTCGAAAATTACCCACCTTGAGGGCGCCAAGAGAACGGATACCTTGCTGCACCGCAGGGAGATTGAGGAGACGGGGGTGGATGTGAAGAGCAGTAAAGCCCGCAAGACGGTGAAAATCACCGAGTACTGGGGATCCATCATCGATGACAACGACAAGACCTGGAAGAAGAACATCTGTCTGACACTCGGAAATGACACAGAACTCGTTCGCAAGCCCATGGAGAATCCTTGGCGGCATGGGGGGACGCCGTTTAGCACGATGCCCATTCTGCGTGTGCCCTTCAGTGTGTGGCACAAGGCCGTGTGGGATGCGGCCTCACCCTTGAATCGCACTATGAATGAGCTATTCAGCCTCATGGTGGATGGGAGTATCGCCGAAGTATGGGGGACGCGGGAAGTGAGGCTGGGCTGGCTAGAAGACCCAAGCCAGGTATCCAATGGGATTCCACAGGGGGCGACGCTGGCAGTGAATGATGCCGCGCCACCCGGGGTGAGCGCCATCAGCCAATCCACCACGGGGCAGGTGCCACGCGAATCCATGGCGATGTTCGAGGCGCTGGACAGGGAGTTCCAGGCGGCGACCTTTGGGAACGACATCCGGCTAGGGCAGCTTCCTCCCAAGAAAGTGACTGCGACCGAGGTGACGGAGGCGCAGCAGTCCGCGTCAGTGATGCTGGATAGCATCACGATGGACATCGAGCAGGCGCTGGAGAACGTGCTTAGAAAGGCATGGTGGATCATCCTTCAGTTTAGCGATTCCATCCCGCTGTCGAAGCTGCAAGAGAGCATGGGCTTGAAAGACATGGTTGCACTGGCCAGGATGCCTATGGATGAGCGGATGGATAAGCTTGGGCATACCTGTACCTTCAAGGTTCGCGGCATATCGGCCAGCCTGGCCAGATCCAGAGACTTCCAGAAGATGCTCGTGCTGCTACAGGTGGTGGGTGGGAATCCGATGCTGTCGCAGGTATTTTTCCAAAAGTATGACGTAGAGAAGATTCTAGGGCAGCTATTAAAACATCTGAACATCGACCCCTCCGAACTCATGGCGTCCCCACAGCAACAGCAGATGCAGCAACAGCAACAGCAACAGCCACAACCGCCCCAGCCGCAACAGCCTACAGTAGCGTCGTTAGGGGGCAGCTTTGGAATGGAACCAACACATGTCTAAAGAAACGGTGAGCAAGTTTAACGAGTGGACGACCTGGGCCGGAGAACACTACCCCGCCGCTCGAACCGCTGACCCTGATAAGAAGGCCGAGTATGTGCTAACCCTGGCAAAGGGCGTTATGGAATGTCTGGCCATGACGATACGGGACATGAGAAAGCTTGAGGAGGGCGCTAAAGCGGATCGCCAAATCGTGCTTCCTCCATGGTACAGGAGGTAGGCCATGTCTGATGCGATGGCGCGTATGCAGATGGCGCGGGCCGTGATGGGCGAGGTGGAACTAGCCATTGAGAGGGCGAAACAGAACGCGGTATCGCGACTCTGCTCGGAGGTGGCCAGACGCCCCCTGGATAGAGATTCAGTTATTATCCAAGCGGCAATTATTTATGCTTATCAAGCACTTTCGCTGGAAATCAGGCAGCAGTATACTAATGCAGTGAAAGAAGCTGAAAAGTATGCAGAGGCGAACAAATGATTGACGAAAGTAAACCGCAAGAGGCGCCCCCGGAGTCTGCCCCTCCCGAGACACCCGATGTTCACGCGATGATTCAGGCGCTGGAGCGTCGTCTACAGGAGAGTGAGGCTAGGAGCGCGCAGTTGCATCAGGAGGTGATGCAGCAGTTTGCAAGCCGCTCCCCTACCCCTGAACATCAGGGCGATCCCGAGTTATCCAGCGACCTCCTTTGGAAAGACCCGGACAAGTTTGTGTCCACCCTCACGCGGAAGCTGCAGGAGCAGGTGAACGGGGTACGAACGGAATTGACGGGGGCCTATCAGAAGGAAAAGTCGTGGGAGGGGTTCTGGTCCGATTTCTGGTCGGACAATAAGGATCTCGACCCTAGGCAGGATGAAAGGCTGGTGAAGGTGCTGCTGGACCAGAACCTTGGTCAGTGGGCGCATCTTCCCATCGCGGAAGCCAGGAAGCGGCTTGGGGATGCGACGCGCGAGACGATTAAGAGTTACATCGAGCGCGACCGCCAGGCCAACAAGCCTCCCCAGAAGGATATGCATACTGAGAGTGGATTCATGGGATCAGCGTTCCGCATGGGACAGGAGAAGCCCGATAAAGTGACGACGTTATCGGATGTTTTGGCGAGCCGCCGTGAAAAGCGGGAACGGAGGGCGTAACAAATGGCGCAATTTACATGGACACTGGACGTTGAAACAGGGGTCCTGAAAAATCATGCTCTGTCCGCAAAGCTATATGAGGTTGCGGTAGAGAATTCAGTCTTTATGGACCACGTTACTCCGGTCGGTGGATATGGTCGCGGGAAGGGTGAAACGGTCACCTGGACACGCATTAAGGCAATCGCCGAGCCGACTGACCCCGAGCTGGTGGAGACGGAGCGTATCCCGGAAGACACCTACGCCATCAGCACGGGAAGCGCTACGGTGAAGGAGATTGGGCGTGCGGTTCCCATTACCTCATTTGCCAGGGACCTCCTTCATTTCGACCTGATGAATAGTGTCCAGCGGCAGTTGATGAGGCAAATGACGCTCTCTCTGGATACTTTGGCCGCTGCTGCGTTCAAGCGCACGTACATCAAGTACACGCCGACCGGGGCAACAAGCCGTAGCATCGCTACCACGGGGACGGCTGCGACATCCGCGACAGCCAATCTCAACGGATGGCACTTCGAAGAAATCCAGGACTATATGTACGATACACTCCTAGTGCCCCCGATGTCCGACGGGTCGTATGTCGGCATCTTCAGGACGCTAGCGTTGCGCGGCCTCATGAGAGACTCCGACTGGGAGGAGTGGCACAAATATACTGACCCGAGCGGCAAGTTTAATGCCGAGGCTGGGAAGTACGAAGGGATTCGGTGTATCAAGACGAATCACAACGCGGCCCTTGGGAAGATTGGAACGAGCAGTGTCTGCGGGGAAGGCGTTGTCTTCGGGGAAGACGCCGTAGGACTGGCCGAGGCAGTGACTCCAGAGCTGCGTGTGGATGCCTTCGCTGAGGATTTGGGAAGGTCGCGGACCGGAGGCTGGTACGGCATCCTGCGGATGGAGCCCTTCTTCAACACTGGAAGCGCGGGCGAGGACAAGATCCTGCACGTCGCATCGACTTAAGGAGATTGCAATGGCCTATACTCATGACAAGCAAGAATTCCCTGTGTCGTATGCAACGGGGACGACTTATCTGGCTTCCTCATTAGGCATCTTCGTTTCAGGGACAGCGAGTTACAAGGTTCCAGCCTTTAGACCCACCTACGTGCCGCATCTGGTTCATGCCTGCTGTGCCAGGATTGTGACCTCCCTGACATCGACGGCCATCCTAAAGTTTATCAAGGGGAATGTCGGCCTGACTGGGACGCTGACGACCATCGCGACACTTCAGCTCAACACCGACCATGATGCAGGGGACGTAGTCTACAAAGACGGTCTAGGGACGGAGGTTTCCCCGGGGCAGGAGCTTAAAGTGAAGCTATACGATGCATCCGCGGGAGTAGGTAGAGTCGTTCCTGTTATCTATACCTCCCACAAGTGGGAAGTGCCTGGCAACAATTCCTATATGGCGACTACGCCCACGACATAAGGAGGATTGCGATGGCAATGGCAACCGGAACACTCACCATCACGGTGAGTGGTACGCGGCGAGGCTTCAAGCAGACGGAAGTCATCGCGAAATGCGTCTTCGCGACGGCACTCTATCCTGCGAGTGGGGTGCCACTTCCCACGACGCCGAATGACTGGGGGTTGAAGAGCCGGGTGGATTCCATCGAATGGTTCAGCCTGGCCAGCAACAAGACGAACTTTCGGGCCGAGTGGGATAGGACGGTCGAAAGGATGAAGATCTACCGGCCCTATCTGACGAGTCTTACCGGGGTGGCTGAACGGCAGGTCACCACGGCGAGCGGTGCATCGGGGATGAAAGCCTTTATGGTGAAGGTACGGGGGTTCTGATGGTTGACTGGAAACATCCCGTTGAAAAGCCCCTCAATACTGTAGTCTTCGTGGCGATGGGGCCATCGAAGCTCGCATGGGTGAACAGCCGAATCGATATGAATCCTGATATCGAGCCAGACCAGCTCTGGACACTAAACGCCGGAGCTGATTGGGTTGGTAATGCGGACCTGACATTTTACATGGACGACCTCCTGGATCAATTCGAGCGGTTTCCTGGGACGGCCAAGAAGCTGAAGAAACTGCGGTGTCCCATTATCACTACGGTCCCCTATCCCCAGCTAGAATTGCAGGCGCCTCAGTTTCAGTATCCTCTGGAGGATGTCCTGAAATTTGTGGGCCCCTCTCAGGCGTACTTCGTGAATTCCGTTCCCTATGTCATCCCGTACGCCCTGATGATTGGAGTGAAGCGCCTGATTATGTATGGAGTGGACTATGACTATCCTGGGATAGACGCCAGAGAGAACGGCAGGGCCTGTTGTGAGTTCTGGATTGGATGGGCGTTGGCGAAGGGAATGCTGGTACAAGTGACTGAATCTTCGTCTCTCCTGGATGCCAGGAAAGGGCGGACGTTCTATGGCTATCTACGGCAGCCCATCATTATTGAAGGGGAGCCGCCCAAATGAAAACAGACATCGTTGAGATAAGTGGTAGGTTAGCCAGGACCACGAGTGAAGCGGTAGCGCTTGGGTGTGAGAGGAGCCACAAGAACACGTTAGCGCTCATCCGAAAGTACCATAGCCAGTTTGAGGAGCTTGGTTCATTGGCGTTTGAAACGCGAATGGGGAAACACGGTGGAGTTCCTGTAGAGGTAGCCCTCCTGAACGAGGACCAAGCGACTTTCCTGATCACGCTCTTCAGGAATAACGACATCGTCGTAGCCTTCAAGCTGCGGCTGGTGAAGGAATTCAGGAAGGCGCTGGACACGATAGGGAAACGATTCGCAGAACCTCCGCGCAAGTCGTTGCTACAGGATAAGCGTTCGGCACACCACCCAATGATGGATGCGCTGATTGAGGTGCGGGCCGAGCTTGGGAAGGAAACGGGCGAGTTCCATTACATGGCTGAGAACAAGCTGTGCAACTGGGCAGTGACCGGTCGGTTCGAAGCCATTGACGAGACGCAGCTATCGAACGAGGAGGCCATCCTGTTGAAGTTTGTGCGTGAACAGAATCGTGCCTATCTAGAAGAGAGGATGCCTTATGAAGAGCGCAAGAATAGGTTACGGGCCTTTTCCATCAGGAAGCGCACAAAGCTCTTGGGTAATGGCTGAGATGAACGCATACGAACACTGGTGGGTTCAGCACGGGTGCACTCCACGCGGGGTGGGATGGGGAGACGATCGCGCCGCTATCACACGCTATCATGAAGTGGCGATGCAGTGTGATGGGCTAGATGTTCTGGATGTCGGTTGTGGCTATGGAGTGCTGACGGAGTACCTGGCGTGTGATGAGTATGTCGGCATCGACACTCATCGTGAGGTCATCGAGGCAGCCCGCGATAGATATCCGCACTTTCGGTTCGAACACCTAGACTTCTCCGAATGGGGCCAGCCAATGGATGTGATCGTGCTATGCGGGACGTTAGCGCTGATGTCCATGGAGAAGGCGGTCGAAACGGTGCGTCTAGCCTGCCAGTGGGCGCGGATCAAGGTGGTTGTGACGGCCCGGACGAAGGCATCGGATGTCCTGCATATCGAGCCGGATAGGATGATGGGTCTAGCGCGCCAGGCTGGGATGGATGCCTCCGTTAGGCGTCTGTCTCCTATCGAGAATATGTATGTATTGGAGCGGATATGGATCTGACAAAAGTATCGGTGATTGAACGTCGGACGGTGAGGGGGCAGCCTACCGAAGTCGTGGTGTCGCAGACTCCCCACATCGGTATCAAGCGCGGAGAGGGGCCTGACATCTGGCTCTGTGAAGGGAATGCCTACAGCGCTGGAGGGGTTCTCATTCGCGAAAAGGATTATCCCAGTTGGTTGTGGGATGAAGTGGGGAAGCTCTCCGATGCAGCGCTGCGATCGGTGAGGTGGAACCGTCAGGCAGAACCCTCCAAGCCCCAAGAACGTATCGTCCCAGCTAAGTTTGAGGTAACGCATACCACCGATGACATCGATGAAGCACTCGCCCTAGCGGACATCGATGCTGAGGAGAAGATAGTCAAGAAGCCGCGGGGAAGGCGTAAGCGCAAGGAGGAGGCGACCTAATGGCCACCATCGTTCCTGTCATTGAACAGCCAGAGCGCTACATATTCAAGGCGACATGGACCGGCCTCACGTCCTCCTCCACATGCGCGCCAATCACAGGCGCCCGATATTACGACAAGACGGTCCAGATGACGCCTGCTGGGGCTGCTGTCACGGTGAAAATCCAAGGATCCAATGACGGGACAAACTATTCGACGCTGAACGACCCGTCAGAAACTGAGATTGCGCTGACGTCTGGATCCAACAACGCAATCAAGGTCATCCTGGAAAATCCCTTCTACATCAAGCCGGTCATCACCACCGCGGTGGCTTCGATGTCATGCAATATCATCATCGTGGCGAGGGAAGAGGCGTGATCAACATTACCGAAGCCATCACCGACTTGAGCCGATTGCAGACGACCTTCAAACATCTGCAGAACCTTAAGGATATCCTGGAACATGCTCGGGACGCCGAAGGGACCATCGCACAGGCGCAGGCGTTACGCGATGAGGCGATGAAGCAGGCCCAACAGATACAAGAGCAATTGGTTGCATTGAAAGCCGATCGCGATAGCGTTCTGAGGGACATCGAGAGAGTTACCAATGAGGGAATTCTGGAACGTCAGCGTCAGTTTCATGCGCTTGAAGACGCGCTGGCTGTGAAGGTCCGTCATGAGAAGGCTGAACATGATGATATGATGGCCGAGATGGAACGGGACAGGCAGGCGCTGGAGAAGGATATCATCGATGCTAGAAAGGCGCTGGAGGATGTGAAACAGAAGCTGGCTGCGGCTGAGCAAGCCAGGGCACAGCTTGCTACGATGATATCAAGAGCGCAAGGGGCCATCGAATAATGGCCTTCACCCCTGCGACGCTTGAGCTGCTACGGGATGTTTCCATCCAGGTAGACGCGGTGGATGGTAAGCTCACGTTGTTTAGGACAGATAGGCCGTTATCCCCAGCAGACATTGAGACTCTGACCTCGCAACTGGAAGAGATTCGAGCGTTCTACCAGAATCCCCATCGAAAGTGGAAGGTGCGGCTTCCGAATGCGCCGTCGCTGTATGTCTACACTGAATCTCCCATCACGGTGTGGGCGATGGCGGAATCGTTTCTCCACATCACAGATGGAATGGTGTTCGTCGATCCATTGATATGAGGATAAAGAAGAGATGCCCAAGAGATACCGAGACCCTGGAATGAGTCGCCTGAAGGAGCGGGTGAGGGGACAGAAGAGGATGGCCCAACTGAAAAAGCAGTGGGGAAAGTCTGCCAAGCGGACGGGCGGGAATAAGAAGTATCCGACTCCACGCATGACTGACATTGGTATACGAGGCTAAGCGTATGAGCATTTACAACGAAGACATGTCATGGGATGACTGGTCTGCACTGGCATCTAGGTCTCATATCCCCATCCAAGACACTCTGGTGCAGGGGGAAAGGGCGTATCAGAAGTGGTACGACTATGCCTATGGTAAGACTAATTCAGAGATCGCGACGGTGCTGTCTGGTACGGTTCCCGGCTCTGTGACAGAGGCCGATGTCAGCACGCTGCAGGCGCACATGCAGGCGCTGCACACGGCGTATACCGCAATCTTCACGGGAAATCCTGCCATCATCGAGTACTGGAGAGCGTTTTAGTGTCGTTCTCGCGCATCGCGTACTTCGACAGCACCGCCTACGCGAACGCTACCATTACTGTAGATCTGTCCGGAATCTCTGCGGGTGACATTCTGGTCTTCTCCTATTTCTGTGGCGCCGAAGCGACGTTCAGCAGCCTAACTGGCGGATGGACAGAGGTCTACAATTCAGGTACTAAATCTGGCTCTCAGTCGCTTGTCATTGGTGTGGCGTATAAGATTGCGGCTGGGGGAGAAACACAAGTACAAATCACCAGCACTTCGTCATCGTTAGCGCACGGGTTTGTTGGTCAGTACCGATCCACAATATCTGCCAGTGGAGACGTCACAAGCGCAATCAATCAGGACAACGATACTGGGGCTGGGACTACTCTCACCCAGTCTACGGGGACCACGGGGAGTCAAGCTAAATCTGTCAACCTGGCGGTCTGTACTTTTGGGATAGACTCATACTTTTCCTGGGACGCCGGTAGGGTCTACACAAATAGCACGGAGGAGCATACTTATGTTAGTGGTGCGGCTTTAGCGCAATCTTGGTTCGCGCACAATTCAACGTCCGGCGCGAGTGATACGTGCGACTGGACGGGGGATACTGCAGACCAGGCAGTGGGATGCATTCTCGTGTTCGGCGAGACAGTCGCATCAGCGGGTAACTTCGCGCGAATCCTGGATGGCGGCGAACTCCATCCGGTGATATTCGGAGGGATTATCTGATGTATCTCGGCGAGTACAAGATAGATGACTACGTCACGCTTGTTGCGACAACGCATCGCTTCTCCTCGGGAGCGGCGTATGCACCCACGAGCATCACCTATACCGTCTATGAGGATGCGACCGACGTCCAGATAGTGACCGCGACGGCGATGACGAACTTCGACTCCGAGACTGGATTCTATCTGGACCGCATCCAATGCACTTCCGCCATTGGCTACGAAACAGGCAAGACCTACACGGCCCTTATCAAGGCCACGGTAGATGGTGTTGCCGCGATAGCCTATCGGCAGTGGCGCGTCGTGACCGCGCTGACTGCGGATATCTACGCCAGGATAGGGGCGCCCGCGGGGGCGAGTATCGCGGCAGACCTAGTCGTCATAGATAACTTCGTGGATGATATCGAGTCCCGCCTGGGAACTCCCTCCAACCTAGGCAGTGGCGCCACCGTGGCAGCCAACCTAGCGGATATCGAAGGCCAGACGGATGATATAGGTGTGGCGGGGGCTGGGCTGACAGCCATTCCAGCGGCTACCATCGCGGATGCTGTGTGGAATGCCGCGACAGGAAGTTATGGGACTGCAGGAACCTACGGGCTACTTATCGAGACTGACTTAGACGCAACGGTGAGCAGCCGACTTGCAACAGCCGGGTACACTGCGCCAGACAACGCTGGAATAGCCTCTATCCTTGCAGATACGGGCACAGACGGCGTCGTAGTGGCTGCAGCCTCAAAGACAGGCTATGCCCTGGCAGATGCGACATCGGATGCGGTGATTGCAGACGCTGTCTGGAATGCAGCCACTGGCACCTACGGTTCGGCAGGAACCTATGGTGAGAAGGTCGAGGCGCTGGATACGGGTAACGTCACTGTCAGTTCGATAGGCGCGGGTGTGATTACGGCAGCGTCGGTCGCGACGGGCGCCATCGATGCAGATGCGCTGTCGGCAGATGCCGGGACGGAACTAGCAGCCGCGGTGTGGGCGCAGGCGATGACTGAACTCGCTTCGGTGCCTGGCGTCACTGGGACAGTGCTACAGGCGCTGGAATGGGTATTCTTGCTATCGCGCAACAAGGTGACGCAGACGGCAACGACCCAGTTGCTTCGAAATGATGCGGACGACGCGACCATCGGAACGAGTACACTCTCGGACGACGGCTCAACCTTCATCCGCGGTGAGTTCGCTTGATGGCCATTGACACGCGTGACAAACGAGGCAGTTGCATCTCGATAGCGGGGCCTTATCGGATTATCCTCCCTAACCCGGATGCAGGGGCTGAGGATCAGGCGGACAGGCAACAGATGGCCTATGCCTATCGAGGGATTCTAGCCACAGGCGCGGGCGGCTTCCAAGCCGCTTGGGCACATGGACGCAACACGGTGATCTATGCGTAAGAACGTCGCAAGCCAGACGGTCGGTGCGCAGATGGTGAGCGCTTCTGATGGAAGTGCCTTCACTGGGGCTACCACCGTCTACGTCACAGGAGACGGTGGATTACAGGCTGTCGGATCAGTGGGAGGGGGCGCCTGCACCCACGAGGGAAACGGCTATCATAGTTACGCGCCCGCGCAGGCAGAGACAAACTACGACCACGTCGCATTCACGTTCATTGGGTCTGGGGCCATCCCGGCGACAGTGCAGATTTACACGTCTTTCCCACAGACAGGAGATGCCTACTCCCGACTGGGTGCGCCCGCGGGGGCATCTGTCTCAGCTGATATCCTAGCCATTGATAACCTGGTAGACGACCTAGAATCTAGGCTTGGGACACCCTCAGACCTAGGCAGTGGCGCCACCGTGGCGGCGAACCTCATAGATATCGAGGGGCAGACGGATGACATTGGCGTGGCGGGGGCTGGGCTGACTGCAATTCCAGCCGCAACCATCGCCGACGCTGTCTGGAATGCGGCCACGGGGTCTTATGGAGCCGCAGGTACTTACGGGCTCCTCATCGAGACTGACCTGGACGCCACCATCAGTAGCCGACTGGCGACGGCTGGATATACAGCGCCTGATAATGCCAGTATTTCCGCTATCCTGGCGGACACTGGAACAGATGGAGTGGTGGTGGCCGCTGCCAGCAAGACAGGCTATGCACTAGCAGACGCCACATCGGATGCAGTGATAGCGGACGCTGTGTGGAACGCGGCTACTGTCACTTATGGGGCAGCAGGGACGTATGGTGAGAAAGTCGAAGCCCTTGACACAGGTGCGGTGACTGTCAGCGCCATAGGGGCTGGCGCCATTACGGCAGCAGCCATAGCCACTGATGCGATTGATGCGGACGCGCTGGCTGCGGATGCGGCTACCGAGATTGCGGACGCCCTTCTCAAGCGTGACATGAGCGCCGTCTCTGGCGAGTCTTCTCGCAGTCCGCTGAACGCCCTTCGCGCTATCCGCAACAAGTGGAGTATCGCAGCCGGTACGTTGACAGTGACAAAGGAGGATGACGCCACCGCGGCCTGGACATCTGCCCTGACAACTGACGCTGCGGCTAATCCGATTACCGCATCCGATCCGGCATGATTTGGGTATCCCCAACCTACCTTGGGCAGGCAGGGGCCACGACCGCCAGTGGGGTCACGCTGGCGGGATTTGCGGCCCCCTTCCCGCTGGTGATGGGGATGATGGCAGGACAGACAGGCGCACCGCCTGCTGGACAGTCTTTCTACGTGGCGATGTATACGCATCGGAGGCGTTGATGACGCGAGTAGATGAAGCTTCGTCTAAGTTGTTGACAAGTAAGAATAAGCTGAAGAACATCACGGTGGGTGAAATCACCATGGTCATTCTGCTAGTCACGTCGATGGTGTCGGATGTATCGCAGGTGTCTTCAGTGAAGGAAGAGATAGCGAAGGTGGACGCAAAGGTAACTTTGGTCGCAGAAAAACTGAGTGAGCACATCAAGATGACAAAGAAGTCTAGCCTGATGTGTATGGGCATTGATGGAAGCGAAAAGGTGATTTCAGCCAGGAGTGTGCGATGAAATCGTATACATGGATGATGTGTGCAGCAATCTGCGTGATCGCATCCCCTGTTGACGCAGGGTACATATTTGGGCCCGATCAGAACGGTGGGTTCGAGACAGGCGCCTGCGACGCGGATTGGTACGAGGAGGGAGAGGATAACTGCCCGGGGTGGGGCAGTGATGTCTGTACGGCCAATAGGCTGTACGCTGTGACTACACCTGTCAGGTCTGGGACGCGTTCGGCCCATATCGAGTGGCAAGACGGGGACGAGGAGTGCGCGAACAGCGACAATCGGGCAGAAATACTTCCGCGCGAAAGTGCTGAGTATGTCGAAGGGCGTCACTATTGGCTAGGCATTGCCTACTACCTTGGAAGTGAATCTGATGTTGCAGACGGCGGCTACCTCATGCAGTGGCATAACGGCTGCTGCGGCGGAAACAGCATGTCGCTGAACGTCACGGATGATCCGCTTCGCATCGGAGCGAGTCTAGAAGTCGATGATGATGTCACGGCTGAGGGGTGGATGCCGCTGTCCTACGGGCAGTGGTATGACTACGTAGTGCACTTTGTGCCGTCGCGTGACAGCAACGGGATATTCGATGTCTGGCTGAAACCCGGAACCAGCGCGACATGGACACAGATAGTGGACCATACCGGGCCGAATATGCACGAAGACTCAGACGGCACACCCTATCTGAAGATGGGGGCCTATGGGATAGCCGGAGATACCACGCATATCGTGGAATATCTCGATAACGTCCGAATCTACGATGCTGGGACGGATGCGGGTGACCACTTCGCGGACGTGGACCCTTCGGGGGAAGCGACTCCACCGCCCCCGCCTCCCACTGGAACGCCAGTCATCCTGCAGGCCGAAACGGGCTGGACACTGAGTGGGCTGGTGTCGTCCCCTCCCTATATCATGTTTCCCTCCGACGTGCTTCAAACCGGGACAGCAACACGCACATCCCCATTGCCTTGTGGCGCCTATGATGTGGCGATAGGGGTAGCCCAGGAGAATGATGGTGCGTCTACGGTCACGTTCAGGGTGGGCGGGATTGACATATGTAGTGTCACCAATCCAATTGGGTCAAATCTGCATCCACTGAAGCTAGCGTGCAAGACAGGGGTCAGCATTCCGCCAGGTTCAACCCTACAGCTTTATGTCCAGAATCAACAAGCGCGATCCAGAGGAAGGGTGGACTATGTCGAATTCACACCGGCCACAGTCTCCGGCAATCTGCCACCCGTTATCACGTCTGTTGCGCCTGACAGCGTAGTGGTTGGGCATCAGTATAGTTATCAGGTGGCTGCCTCCGACCCTGAGAACGGAACCCTCACATACTCACTCACGCAATCGCCCACAGGAATGACGATCAGCGCTGCAGGGCTTGTAACTTACACGCCGACATGCATCGCCTCGTTTCCCGTGACGGTAAGAGTCGCCGATGGGGTGGGATTGTTCGTGGAACAGTCGTTCACATTGAACTCTGTCGCGTGCCAATAAGCGAGGTGCAGGGTGGCTAACTACCAGTACTCGTCGGATCTTATCAACGATGCCCTATTCAGGGCCGGCGAGCCCACGGATGGCACGAGTGATTACGAGGCGGCTGCCCTTCGCTATCTGAATCGTGCATATCAAGCGCTATGGGAAGGAGGAGCCGAGTTCCTTCCCGAGATGCGCGAGCCATGGTGGTGGCTTAGGAAGCACGATGCCTTCATTCTGGAGCCAGTGATTGACACTGGTACAGTGCAGGTGACGCAGGGCAGTGCCACGGTGACGTTCACAGCCGCGCCTACGCCCGAGGTGGACACGACGGTGTCGGGATGGCTATTTAAAACAGCCAGCCATCCCGATGTCTACGTCATCAGCACGCACGTAGCACTAGCCGTGAATGCAACCCTGGATGAAATCTGGACGGGCAGCGATGCCTCGGCGGCATCCTACAGCCTCATGAAGATAGACTATCCGCTTCCCGCCGACTGCATGCATGTGCTTGAGCCGATGCGGGCGTATCAGGATAGCCGAAACGAAGTGGTTGGGATGGCTGAGTCTTCCCTGTACGATGCCTATCCGCTGAATCAGATTCAGAAGGCCATCCCTAGGTATTTCTGTGCCTACGACGAGGATACAGTTCGATTCAATTCAGCCCCTAGGGAGTTAACGCGAATAGACTACATGTATCTATATCGGCCCGCCGCTCTGACAGACTCAGGGAGCGAAGAGCCGATAGTCCCCATCCAGTACCGCAGGATACTGGCGTTGATGGCGTCCTACTGGATCCTCCAAGACAAGGATGACACGCGCAGGACGGAGATGGCTGCCGAGGCGAGGAGTCTAGCCACAGGCATGCAACGGGAGAACAAGACACGGTGGGCGCGTCAAGGCCGAGCAGCCAGGATTTACACGCGCCAGCGCAGTCGCTTCAGGGGGCCGCTTCGCACTGAGAGTGGCCACCTCCTAGGCTATTAGCATGGCAGAGAAATCCCTCATCGCGGAAATCCCAGTCGGGGCCAAGGGGCTCTACGGGAGCGCAAATCAGACAACCATCCCCATCGATGGGCTCATCGTCGCGGAAAACCTCACCTACGAAGGCGGGACAGTGCAGAAAGAGGGTGGGGCCTCCAAGTATAATTCGACGGCCGTCTCGGGTGCGCCACAGATACTGGGTGGACACGATTGGTGGCCGTCGTCAGTAGTGCAGCGTATGGTGGTTGCCACTAGCGCTGGGCTCATCTTGAAGGACAGCGGGACCGGAACCTTCCCTGTCACACTCGCGTCAGGCATTTCGTTCTCGGGCGACAGACGTCCGGTGTTCGTCGAGGGCGGAAAAGAGGCCGCGGCCAACAACCGGAAGCTGTTCTGCTTCATCGAGGGAAACGCGACGAGGGTGCTGTCCGCAGACGGGGCTACCATGTCAGCGCTCGCCACGCCGCCCGCTGACTGGACTGGAACGAATCATCCGTCGTTCGGGCTCATCCATGATGACAAGCTATGGGCAGGAGGCAATGCGAATGACGCGCATCGCCTATATTACAGTGACTCGACTGACCACGAGGCATTCACTGGCGGGACGTCTGGAAGCCTCTCCATTTATCCCGGGGAGGGCGAGAAGCTGGTTGGGGCCATCTCCTGGAGGGGGTTACTTGTCGCGTTCAAGTTTCCCATCGGCATCTACCTTGTCGATACGACGGATGCTGATGCGGCGAATTGGATAGTAAAGCGGCTATCGAACGTCCTGGGGGCAATCCGACCGCCTCATGCGGTGGATGATGACGTTGCCTTCATCGACCAGTCGGGCTACCTGCGGTCTCTGGTGGCAACGAACGCCTTCGGCGATGCGTCTTCTAGGAACCTCAGTGTATTCCAGAACATCGACAAGTTCATCCGAACGACGCTGAATCTGGCGACATCGAACCGATGGTGTATGCAATACTATGCGCTTAAAAGCGAACTCCACATCGGGTGCGAGACCATCGGAAACCTGGGATACAACAATGCCCGCTTCGTGGTGGATCTCTCGCGCCCTGGGTCGCTGCTGTTCAGGTTCTCACCGCGTGACAATGCCATCTCTATGTGGATGCGGCGCTCCGGCCTGGACCAGCAGCTCATGATGGGAGATGACGTTGGGTTTGTGTGGCGGCTAGATACCGAGGCTAGAACGAAAGACTCAGCGGGGTACACCAGCCGGTTCCAGACGCCCCACAACGACCTATCGTACCTAGACCCCGCTCTGACCACACGGCGAAAGAATTTCCGGTGGCTGGAGATTGTGAACGAGCCCACTGGGGCGTGTTCCCTAGCGATCACGGTGATGATCGACGGTCAGGATGCGGGAGTCTACACATTTGACATCGGGACCGACGTCTCTGTTCTCGGGGCGTTCATCCTAGGGACCAGCAAGCTATCGAACGCATTCCTATCGAACACCCGGAAGGTCATTACCGGCAGTGGACGCAGGATAAGCATTAGGGGAGAAAATAGCGCAGCGGATGAAAACTTCAGTATCTCCAAGATGTTTATCCACTTTGGATTATCAGACCAATCATCGAGGTGACCCATGCCTCTGAACGCGAAGGGAAAGAAGATCCTGAAAGCCATGCGAAAGCAGTATGGTTCCAAGAAAGGTGAACGGGTGTTTTACGCAAGCGAAAACAAGGGGACGCTGAAGGGAGTGAAGAAGAGGAGGAAGTGATGACCGCCATTCCCAAACGCCTAATGGAAGAGGCTGTGGATAGGCTTGGTTGTATTCAGTACGTCCAGATTGCTCCCTACAGGGTTCACTGTAAACTCTGTGGGCGGACGATAGTGAAAGCCGATAAGACGCCTGAGTATGCGGAGGTCATGCTGTATTTCAGCGACGGCTCCAGACACCACACCTGTCTATGCGATGCCTGCTCCAGTACGAAAGACACGGCTCTGCTGCAAGCCATCCACACGGCGGACATGCTCCGGTTGGAGGATATTGGGATGAACGTTTCAAACCTGTGTACAAGGCGAGTGATCAGCGCCGAGAGGATACTTTGAGATGCCGGCACTCTACAGCCATACCACACGCGCGGATGGGTTGGTACTCACGGCCAGCATCTATAACGCGGACCATGTGAATCACATCACGAACGGCGTTCCCGCGCAGCTCGATGACTACAGCGTGAACGCCGCTCAGATGCAGCTCACGGCAGACCCAGGAGAGTCTGGAACAGAGTCTCTTGCGACGAATCTCGCCGGGGAGCTGGAGCGCTCCCGATTCATGTTGAAGGAAATCGGGAGTCTGATCCAGGGGGCGACGCTGACCCAGTGGTACTCATCTGTCAGTGGGAACCGGCGTATGCTGATACAGGTGGATGCCTACACTGCCCCGGGCGCGAACACGTGGACGAAGCCCACGGGCTGCAACGCAGCTCTAGTGTTCGTGTTCGCAGGCGGCGGAGGAGGGGGCAGCGCGAATGCAGCCGCAGGCGTCTATGCAGCCGGTGGCGGAGGCGGAGGCGGAGGGCTTACCATCGACTTCATTACCTCGGGACTAGGCGCGACTGAAACCGTGACAGTGGGCGATGGAGGGCTCGCCGAGGCCGCCGGGGGAGACACAACGTTCGGGGCACACGTCACGGCTGTAGGGGGGTCCGGTGGGGGTGGGACAACGAGCGGATTTGCGGCTGGAGGAGCAGGGGGAACGGCCTCCGGTACAGGCATCATAGGGTTCGCTGGGAACAGCGGGCGGGATGGATTAGTGGCTGGCACGACGATGCAGGGTGGAGAAGGAGGGGCAGGGCCTTGGGGAGGTGGGGCAAGAGGTTCTACCGCAACTGGCACAGCCACTTTTAATGGGGACGATGCGAGTTCTCACGGCGCGGGTGGCGGAGGCGGACTCTCTGGAGACGCTGGGGGCTTTGGGACAGGAGGGGCAGGAACCGTTGGCGCGGCCATTGTGCTTTCGTTTACATAGATAGCGTGATGGATACATACTTGGCCTACGTGAGAGAAGATATTCCCCAGCCCGTAAAGAGCTACGCGGAGAGCCATGGAGAGGTCATCGATTCGCTGGGGACACCCACGGTGGCGGCCTACCGAGATGGAGAGGTGGTAGGGATGGTGTCCACACACGTGGATGAGGATGCTGTGATCTGTGGACCGTTGATCGCGAAAAGCGCCTTCATCGGTTACCGACTCATGCTCACCTATGAGAGAATACTGAGGAAGGCGGGATGCAGTGGTTACCTGTTTAATGCAAAGCTTGTCAACCAAAGGTGGATACGTGCATTGACACGCGTCAAGGGTGTGTCGTATTACGACGCTGACGACACATCGCTATGGTTCATCAAGAGGCTATAAGGCGCTGACATGAGTAACGATATGATTCTTGTTAGAGAAGACGGTACGCTATACACAACGACGCTGATTATCTCGAAGGAGTTTTCGAGAGAGCATTCGCATGTGATGCGGTCTTTTCGTAAGTGTATGAAATATTTGGGTGACGACGATTTTGCGGAGACCTATTATGAGGATGAGCAGGGTAAGCTTCAGCCCATGTATGAGCTGTCCAGGCGTGCCGCGCTGTTCGTTATGCCGTTCGTCGGAGGTCGCAAGTCTAAGGAAGGCCAGCTTAAGCTAGTCGATGCCTTCGAGCAGAAGGAACGTGAGCTTAATGAGTTCAAGAAGGGTGTCTTCGTAGGACACTTCTTACTTGATTACAACAACGGTAGAGATAGGCTGATATCTGAGCGGTTCATGCAGCTTTACTGTGACATGTATGGCATCAAGTGGGACAAGTCTAAGGGATGTCCTGTTGCGGTGTGTGGTTTCTTAAACAAGACGCTTTATAGCTTGTTCCCTGCTGATGTCAGATACGAGTTAAAGCAGAAGAGGAACGATTTGGGTGACAAGTATTACCAGTGGCTCGACGAGAAGCTGCTTGAACATATTGAAGAGAAGGTTCTATGGAAGATAGAAGGAATGCTCGAATCTGCAGCGGCGAAGAAAAACAAGGAAGTGTTTTGGGATGGCTGGAAGCGCGCGTTCTTCTATGGAGACCAGTTAGCTTTTCAGCTTCATCCTAAGAAGAAGCTGCCTAACTGAATTGGAGTCATTACAATGGGCAGTAAAGGCAGTTCTCCCAAACCGACGCCTCCCACCGCCACCGAGATAGAGCTTCAGAAGGAGCAGTTGGCGCTATCCCAGCTCACGCGCGGGACGCTAGAAGAGTATCTTGGGACGGAGGTTCCACTCTCTGCCATTCCCCTGCTGGAGCTGGGAGGGTGGCGTGCGATCACCAGTGGGCCGGAGATATCCGAGGGCGACCGCGCGCAACTCTCCGCCTTGCAGGCGCAGAAAAACCAGCTCCAGGCCCAAATCGACCGGTTCAATGAACCCGCTGACACCAGCAGCTTCGCTGGAAAGCTGAAAGCGAGCGCACTCGCGAAAGCCAAGGCGACAGAGCTGCCGAAACTCCAGCAGCAGATGGCCTCGCTGGACCAGCAGATTGGGAACATCCAAGCCTCAGTCTCAAGAATTACAGGATTCGAGCAGACGCCGCTCCCTGGAGAGCAATTCATCCAGCAGGCGATAGAGCAGGGCCCACAGCTCACTCAGCTTCGAGATATCGCGGTTTCGCAAGCGGCTCAGACCCTGGAGAATCCCAGCCTCGGGCCGATTGCCGAGCAGGCCAGAGCAGAGGTAGGCGCACCCTCACGGTACCAACAGGCATTCGAAGATGTTTCGGCGGCAAGCCACAAAGCCTACGAGGACATCAATGCTCCAAGCGAAATGCAGGGGCTCTACGACATCACTCGGAGTAGGGCCGAGGCTGTGCAGCGCGGAGAGGTTCCCCTCTCAGAACCTCTGCTACAGGAGCTTAATCGACGCGAGACTGCGCTGCGTGAACGGCTTCGCAAGCAGATGGGCACAGGCTTCGAAACCAGCACGGGAGGGGCAACAACCCTAGGTGAGTTCGAATATTCTAGGGCGAGGACGTTGGATGACTACATCCGGTCAGAACGGCAATACGCGACAGACCAGACGGTCGCGCTGGGAGCCTTCATAGAGAGCCAGAAGAATAGCCGAGTCGCGAGGGCCACAGCGCTCTCTGGCGCGCTCACCGGAGTGGGTGGCGCCATGGATGCAGAAGCCACCGGAAGAATGGCGCGGGCCCTCTCCGCGACAGAGGGGGTAGACGCTCAGAAACTTCGAGCCACCTCACTCGCCGAAGGGCTTGTCACTGGGAATCTATCCGAAATAGGCACACTCGCGGCCCTGGGGCAGATCCCCAGCCAAATCCGATCCGATGCGTTGCGGGCATACGCGACTCGGAACATCAACGCGACGCCAAGCCTGAATTCAGCGACTAATTCCCTGACTGGAATCCTGAATAGCCTGGCTGCACAGCGCCAGCAACAGGATATCAATCGACTGAACTCCTGGCAGGCGACTCAGAATCAGGGCAGTCCATTCGGGCCGATCCTTGGGCTTGCTACGCTGGGCGGGTCCCTCGCACTCGGATTACCGATAGGCACTGCACTTGCGGCGAGTGGCGCTGCTGGAAGCTTTGGGAGTATGTTCTGATGGCGACACGCGCGCATCAATTGGCGGCTTTCGGACAGATAGGTTCGCTGGGGCTGCAGCTGAATCAACAGATGCAGCAGCAGCAGCGGTTGGCCGATGAACAGGAAACCCTGACGACCCTGCTGGGGGATTCGATGACGCCTGGGGAGACGACGTCTAAACTGGGCGATCTCTCCGGTAGCCTTTCCAGGCTACAGGGCATCAAGAACAAGATGCAGAGGTTACAACAGCGCAGCCCGGTGCAGCCACCCGACACAGGCACTCGGGGGCAGGCATCTGCCATGAACATGGGTGACCTGGACGTGGATGAGATGGGCGCCGAACTCCAGGCTGAGGCGCAGAGACGGGCGCAGACGGCTGACCTATTGGCGAGACTTAGAGACGTGTTCAAGCTCCCCCCTCAGCAGCGGGCGCTGGCCCTCGATGCGCTGAACGCCAAGTCTGGAAGCAAAATACACCCGGATGTCCTGGCAAGCCTGAAGAAAACCAAGCCAGAAGAGATTCAGCCCTATCTGGATGAGGCTAGCCTTCAGGCTGCTGCAGGAGGAAGCACGGCGGAAGATATCATCACGCAGCTATCCGACCCGCAAACCTTCACTGAATCCCTGACAGCGCTGCAGTCTGGAGTCCAGAATCGGCAGGCCATTGGGCCGGTGGCAGCAAGCGAGTCTGACCGGAAAACACTGCTAGGCAGACGCGAGGAAGTGTTGATGAACCAGCTACATAGGTTCGACCAGCGCCTGCAGTTTGCTGCTTCAAAGGGGCTATCACGTGAGACACTGGGGACGGCTACCCAGTTGCGGCAACAGCTGGCCAGCGAACTCATCAATGTCCAGCAACAGCTAGGTAAGGGTGGACAGACGCCAGGGCTCTCTGCAGAACGGTTCCAGCAGGAGATGATGTTGCGTGGGCAGGGGCGCACAGAGCCCGAGACCTTCGTCACAAAGTTCATGGACTACGCGACGGGGCAGATGAGTGATCAGCAGGCGAAGGGGAGAGTCCCCGTCCAAGTGGGGAGCCGTGGAACGGTGAAGGCCTTCCCGGGGACTGCGGGTGAGAGAACACCTAGAGCGGAATGGACCAGAAAGGATGAGTTTGCCGCGATGAATGCGGCCTACAAATCCTCCATCGAGGCCAGTGGTGGAATCTCCGACATGAGCCTAGACCAATTCGCCAGTGAGATATGGCCACAGCAGCGGGGGGCCCTTGGGCTACCTGCTTTGCCTGGGGCATCGACGCCCACCCCCGACACAGGCACTCGGGGGCAGGCCCAGGCGGAAAAGCCCAAGACGGAGGCCAAGAAGCTAGACGCCAAAAGCATCCAGGAGTTCGCTGATAAAGCCCGCAAAAGAGGGGTGCCGGAAGCAGCTATTCAGAAGAGGATGAAAGAGCTTGGCCTCTGAAGACCCCTTCGCCGACCTATTGCCTGAGGGCATCCTATCGGCTATCGCACAGGTTGAATCAGGTGGAAACCCCAACGCGGTATCTCCTAAAGGCGCGTTGGGGCTGTTTCAGTTTATGCCGGCCACGGCGCGTCAGTATGGCATCAATCCGATGGACCCGGATCAGGCGCGTCAAGGCGCACAGCGGTATCTATCCGATTTGTCAAGTCGGTATGGAGGAGATATCCGAAAAGTTCTTGCCGCCTACAATTGGGGACCGGGGAACCTCGAACGAATAGGCTTAGGCAATGCCCCCAAAGAGACGAGGGATTACATCGGTAAAGTTCTATCCCACCTTGTTCCTGCCGCACAGGCGCAGGATGACCCCTTCGCGGACCTAAAACCTGAGTCTGCTAGCACGCAGGACCCTTTCGCGGACCTGCAACCAGCAACGCAAGACCCGTTCGCCGACCTACAGCCTGCAGAGCCCACCCCCGATACCGACACTCGGGGGCAGGCATCACCCTGGGCTGCACCTGCGCTCCCTGGAACCATTCCACCCTTCGTCACCGAGAACCCGCTAGCCCTCCTGCAGAAAGGCTATGAGGCGGTGACCTCGAAGGTGCGCGAGTACCTTCCTGCTCCTGTCACTTCGGCCCTAGACGTGATTGGTGAGGCAGGCAAAAAGATGGGCGAGGCTCTTCCCGTCCTGTCTGTTGCCCCTGCGACACGTCCGGCTCTACAGGCACTCACCGGGCTTCCAAAACAGGCCGCTACAGTGGCACAGGAGACACGTTCTGTGGCTGGGCCATCTGCTAGCATTCCAGAGGCTGTCGCCCCTCCTGTAGAGGCCCGTGGGCCGCTAGGGGCGGCTGGGGCTGAGGAGGTGCCGCTTTCGACGCGTATTGCCGCGACTGAGCCGTCAGAACTCCTTCAAGAGGGTGTAACCACCGGTAAAATCACGGGACTGAACCTTGACAAGCTGAACACCGAGGAGGATGTGAAGGCCGCGCTCTCTAACATCGAGCAGGCGTTCCCCGAAGTGGAGTTAGCCAGGGGCGCACCAGTCACCTGGAAGCAGACAGCGAAGGACGTCAAGGCACTGCTAGGCGATGTGAACATGGATGCCTTTATGAAGCAGTGGAAGACGCCTGGGGAAGGGGCGGCTAGGATTCGCGCGGCCAAGGGCATGCTGATTCAGAGTGCCGAGGAGACGACGCGGCTTGCTAAGGCTGCAGCCGGGGGAGACGCCCAGGCACTCGATGCCTTCGCGCAATCGCTGAACAGAACACTGATGATTCAGCAGACGGTGGCCCGGGGGCGAGCGGAAGCGGGACGCATGCTTCAAATCCTGAGGCAGCCTGTTCCAGCCATGCGATGGAAGGAGGCGCTGACGACGAAACTCGAAGCGGTAGGGGGTGAGGATCGTCTGAAGAAGGCTGCGGAAATCGTGAAAGATATGGAAGACGCGGCATCGCCTGCAGCCATCGGTCGCATTGCACAAGCCTCTCGCAGCGACATGATATACGAGCTTTGGGTGAACAACGTCCTGAGCGGACCATGGACACACGCGATGAACGTGGCCAGTAACTCCTTGTATTCAGTACTTAACGTTGCGGAACGACGCGTCGCCCACCTTATAAACAAAGACGTCGCGCTTCCAGTGGGCACACTGAAAGCCATCCCAGAGGCATTTCGTGCAGCCACAGAATCCTTTCGAACCGAAATTACGCGTTTACCTACCAAATTGGAAGCGCGACGTGGGGCCATCCCAGGCCGTCTAGGACGCATCATTCGGATTCCATCGCGTGCTCTCCAGGCGGAAGACGCCTTCTTCCAAACACTGGCCTACCGTGGACATCTGAACGCCCTGGCGTTCAGGCAAGCTGCCAAAGAAGACTTACCTGCAGAACTAGTCGCGGCACGTGCCGCTGAATTGGCGGCGGCTCCCACTGAGGCCATGATGGATGATGCGCTGGAAGAGGCGGCTAGGCTGACGTTCACCTCGGACTTAGGGGATATTGGGATGTTCTTTTCCAGACTGGCGAATCTATCGTCTGGAAAGCACGCCTTCAAGCCCATCAAGTACATTCTGCCCTTTGTTCGCACGCCTGCCAACATCCTGAGTGCCGCGGTAGAACGTTCACCCCTCGCGCTTTTGATGCCTGAGACGCGCATGGCTTTGAGGATGGGCGGAGAGGATGCGGCTCTGGCCATGACGCGGATGGTGATGGGTACCGGCCTCATGGCGCTCGCGGCAAAGGGGGTGAAGGAGGGCTTCATCACGGGGTCGGCGCCCAAAGATAAAGAGGAGCGAGCCGTCTGGTATGCCGCCGGGAACAAGCCGTACTCCATCCGTGTCGGTGGAGAGTGGATAGCCTACAACAGGATGGACCCGATGGGCAGCATCATGGGCTGGACCGCGGATGCCGCAAACGCCGCCGTGGATCAAGAGAGTTTAGCGGAGACCGGACTGCTTGTTCTAGGGAGTGCGGCAGAAAGCCTGCTGAACAAGTCTATGCTTTCTGGCGCCAGCAGCTTTGCGGATCTTCTATCCGATCCCTCGCGCTATGCTGCTGATTACGCGGCCCGTTTGATGTCCGGGTTCATCCCGTTTTCATCGGCCATGCGGCAGGCCGCAACCGCTATTGACCCTACCCTAAGACAGCCAGAGTCTGCACTGGACATCAGGCCGATGATTCCGATTGCGTCCATGGGTCTGACGGGGAAGAGGGATCTGTTCGGGGAGCCGATTGACCGCGGGAGAGCCCCTGCAGGCGTTCCGATTCCAAGAGACGCGAAGCCGTCTCCCGAGGCACAGGCCCTCGCGGAATACAAAGTCTATCCGAGCATCCCGCCCAAGACGATATCCATCGGAAAGGAAGAGGTGGATCTAACCGTTGAGCAGCAGGCAAGATTGGCTGAGCTGATTGGGACAGAACGTAAGCGATTCATCGCCCAGTATATGGAAGGCACAGTATGGGAGCGTGCAGACGCTGTTCATCGCGCGCATCTTCTTGAGCTGGCTATCTCAAAGGGCAGGGAGCGCGGGATGCGCCGGTTTAAGTCGGAATATACGCGTGAACAGAAGTAAGGCGTGGAAGGCGGTACAGGCATCATTCCCTGGGTACGATCCACTCGAATCGCTGGCGGCCCTTGCTAACGATGAAAAGAATCCAGTCGCCATCCGGCTTCGCGCCAATACGGATCTCGCGAAGTATCTGCATGTCCCGCTTAAAGCCAGGGATTCGTTCGCCGACATGGATGCCCCCGACTTCAGTGATCCGCAGGCAGGGGCACGGACTATCGAGGCCCTCATAATGAGAGTGGCGAAGAAAGAGATGACACCTGAGCAGGCCGACAAGCTATCCGCGACTATCGAAAGGTATACCCGAGTCGTTGAATCGACCGAGCTACTCAGGCGGATAGAGGAGCTTGAGAGGATCGTCGGCCCTGCTCAGAAGAAGCTGTTCTGATGGCTTAAATTCCACCATCCATTCTTTCTCTAAAATCACGCCAAAATGCCTGATGGAACACCCACCTGGGAGAACAAGGATTAACAGTTAACGTATACCTCACTCCCTGGAGTGTATCTGTCTGCATGAACTCATTGACTATAGGAACAGGATGACAAGCAACCCAGGCCGAAGCTGTCAGAATGATAGGCCCTATCATTTGAGTTCTACCTCTTGCCGAATGCTAGAAGACTCAGCCTGTAGGTCCGCGAAGGGGTCCTGCGTGTATGTTTGAGGAGTTGGTTGGTCATCCAAGACAAACCCCGGAGGTATGTCAAGGATGAATGTCTTCGAAGTGGGCGATTTTTTTCTCTCAGACACCCAATCATCCACCTTGAGCTGGTTACGCACATACCACCGTGTTTCTCCTGTCCACCGGTCCACAACATAGGCCGTCTGCTTTCCGCCAAAAGCCACGTACCGACCTCCCGACATCACTATTCCAGATGCAACAATAATGGCAGATATAATGATAACTATTATGTCAAGAGCTTTCATTGTAGTCTCCCTGCCACTTTTTCCAATCTCCAAATACCCACCGCCGATTAAATTCGTAACCCTGTCTCCAGACGCTTATCCAGAATACAGTCCAGATCATACATTGAGTGTTAACTAACCTTTCCATCTACCGCCTCCGCAAGAACATCGCCTATACACGCTTCCCGGCACCATCTCTTTCCGCAGATTGGGCATTTCTGCCTATCGTATAACACCCCGTCTATTCCTCCAAACAGCTTGTAGTGAACCCTAGCTATGGGCTTTGCATTCCAGTAATGCCTTGAATGACACATCAGTACCGTAGTCACACATCCTCCTTAACCTTGAATATTTGGACACTCACCTTCTTGCCAACACCGTTCCCTACGATGTAGGCAATACGCCTTGTAGCCTCGTGCAGATACGTCTCAAGAAGGAAATCCCACCGGAACCCTCTGGCCCGAAGAATCTGATCTGCGGTGACGCCATCCATCGCTGTGAAAAGTTCGCGTGATTTCACGCTACACCTCCCAATGCTGCCACTGCTGACAACAGAAACCAAACAGCATAGATGATTCCAGAAACCAGCAGGGTCACTGGGGCTAACACCATCCATACCAGTAACTCGATAGGAGCCAATACGACCCACACAAACACATCCATTACCTACCTCCAAGATAACGCTTATGTCCACTCGTTTCGTGAACCATAAGCCTAAATACATTATGGTTTAGCTCAACAATCGTGCGTCCATTCACGCACGGGACGAGCAAACCATTCCTGTTAATCGTTAGTACACCGCTGTCCATTGGATGTATGACGATTTTAATTCCTCGGCTGTACATTTCGTACCTCATCCATCTTTTACGTCATCTTTATATTATCAGACATGTTCCTTCGTGGGAAGTTCCAATCCACTAAATGTTTTGATGCTACATAGAATGCGCTAATAGGTTGCGCGCTTGATGGTAGGCGCGAGGCCGCGTGGGCGTTGTAGGACTACTGGCTTGACAGAGTGCACCCAGTACCCCAGGGCATCGCTGATGTGGGTGCGACGGTAGTAGGGGTCGCGCTTGTCGCTACTCTTCTTAATAGAAGCGTTCTGGGCCAAAACAACCTGTTCCAGGTCAGTAACAAGTTCTTTGCACCGCGGGTCGATGGCGACGCCTATCTGCCCATCAAACCCTGAGAGCGCCATGTTGACGGCATTCAACCGGTCCGCCACAGGGGGGTTGGACGCTGGCACTTTAAGCCGCACAGGGGCCGGGTAGCCCATCATCCCTTCCAGTATCAGCGTATAGTTGTTCCTGTTTGTCTGAGACGTGCGCGCATGGCCCGAGGCATCCCCGTATATCCATACCCCCGCGCGATGAGAGGGATATATCTCCC